TATTAGAACCCATACCAGATGAACTAGAAGCTTTAGAGCTTGCAAAGCGTCACTTAAAGCAGTATAGTTACAGAGAAGTTGCTATATGGTTACAGAGACAAACTGGTAGATACATCTCACATATGGGTTTAAAGAAAAGGGTAGACATTGAGCGAAGACGTAAGAAAGCAGCTACAATTAAACGCAAGCTTGCCAAGCGGCTCGAAGAAACGTTACAGGAGATCAAAAAGCTCGAAGAAGAAAACATCGGAGCCTACCGTATCATCCCCCCAGACGATTGAACCTGTAGTAGAAAAAGTAGCAGCACAAGTAAAACCTGTAGAGTTTGATGTTGACACTGCGCAAGAAGTAGTGTTTAAACCAAACCCAGGACCACAGACAGACTTCCTAAGCGCATCTGAAAGGGAGGTACTGTATGGTGGGGCGGCTGGTGGAGGCAAATCGTATGCTATGCTGGCTGACCCACTTCACGGTTTAAATGACCCTAACTTTAGTGGTCTACTAGTTCGACATACTACGGAGGAACTACGTGAACTTATACAAAAGAGTCAAGAGCTTTACCCTAAAGCCGTTCCAGGTATTAAGTGGTCTGAAAGAAAGAGTCAGTGGATTAGTCCAAGGGGCGGTAGACTTTGGATGTCGTACTTGGACAAAGACATGGACGTTACTCGTTACCAAGGTCAAGCGTTTAACTGGATCGGGTTCGACGAATTAACACAGTGGCCTACGCCTTATGCGTGGGATTACATGCGTTCACGTCTACGTAGTGCACATAGTGGCAACTTAGGTTTGTACATGAGAGCTACAACAAACCCTGGTGGTGCAGGTCATGCTTGGGTTAAGAAGATGTTCATTGATCCCAGCGCAGCAGGTAAAGCTTTCTGGGCTACGAACATTGAGACAGGTGAGACTATCACGTTCCCTAAAGGGCATAGTCGTGAAGGTGATCCACTATTTAAGCGTAGGTTTATTCCTGCTAGTTTGTTTGACAATCCATACCTAGCAGATACTGGTGACTATGAAGCAATGCTTTTGTCACTACCAGAACACCAGCGCAAGCAGTTGCTAGAAGGTAACTGGGACATTAATGAAGGAGCAGCGTTCCCTGAGTTTAACAGAAGCATTCACGTTGTGGACCCTATCGACATCCCTGACTCCTGGCCTAAGTTTAGAGCTTGCGACTATGGTTACGGCTCCTACACAGGAGTACTCTGGTTCGCTGTTGCGCCAAATGAACAGTTGGTTGTCTACAGAGAGCTTTATTGTTCTAAGGTTACGGCTACCGATCTAGCTGATATGATCTTAGATGCGGAAGCAGAAGATGGAACTATTAGGTACGGCGTGTTAGACTCGTCCCTCTGGCACAAAAGAGGAGATACTGGCCCGTCACTAGCAGAGCAAATGAACATGAAGGGTTGTCGTTGGAGGCCTTCTGATCGCTCTCGTGGCTCAAGGGTAGCTGGTAAGAACGAGATTCACCGCCGTTTGCAGGTGGATGAGTTCACTGAACTACCAAGACTTGTGTTCTTCTCCACCTGCACCAATACTATAGCGCAAATCCCTACGATTCCGCTAGACAAGAAGAACCCTGAAGACGTTGATACAAACAGTGAAGACCACTTGTATGACGCACTACGATATGGTATAATGACCAGACCACGTAGCTCAATCTGGGACTTTAACCCAGCAAAACAAAACTCTGGCTTTCAGATGTCGGACTCAACTTTTGGATACTAAGTAAATGGCAGAAATAGATGATCTATCCTTCGAGACAGACGAAGTAGTAGCAGCCGAATCAAGTGAGGATAGTCTGTTTAGCAGCTTAAACAGTATTGTTGGCTTTGTAACAGATCGCTTTAAACGTGCTGAAGATGCACGACTAGGTGATGAAGAACGTTGGCTACGATCCTATCGTAACTATCGTGGTATCTATGGACCAGAAGTACAGTTCACGTCTAGCGAAAAGTCTAAGGTATTTGTTAAAGTAACTAAGACTAAAACACTAGCTGCATACGGACAGATCGTTGACGTACTATTCGGTAACAACAAGTTCCCTCTTTCTGTTGAGCCATCCGTTCTGCCAGACGGTGTAGCAGAATCAGTACACATCAATGTTGATCCTAATGCTGGCCCAGCGCAAGGTGCACTAGCAGAAGCATTTGGGCAAGAACCAACTAAGCCTTACTTGATTGGCCCTGACACAAAGCTAGAACCAGGTGATACACGTACTACACTCATGAAACGCTTAGGTGGTATGAAGAACAAGCTAGCACCTGTAAGCGATAAGATCATTGAGGGTGACGGTACTACGCCTACAAGTGTTACATTCCATCCTGCTATGGTAGCAGCTAAGAAGATGGAGAAGAAGATTCACGATCAGCTAAACGAGTCAGGTGCATCTAAGCATCTACGCTCTATGGCTTTTGAGATGGCGCTACTAGGTACGGGTGTAATGAAAGGCCCGTTTGCAGTAGATAAAGAATACCCTAACTGGGAAGACGGTGAGTATGATCCAATAGTCAAGACTGTACCATCTACTAATCATGTAAGTGTGTGGAACTTCTACCCAGACCCAGAATCTGCAAGTATGGATGATGCAGAGTATGTAGTAGAGCGTCACAAGATGTCACGCAATCAGCTACGTGCACTACGTGGTCGCCCTTACTTTATGGATGACTCTATCCAGATGGCTATTGATAAAGGTGCAGACTATGTGCGTAAGCACTGGGAGATGAAGATGGAGGATGACGATAGTCACCCATCTGAGACTGAGCGCTGGGAAGTTCTAGAGTTCTGGGGTTTTGTTGATACAGACTTACTAGAAGAGAATGGTATTAAGATACCTCGTGAGCTACGTAAGCTAGCAGAAGTAAACGCTAACATCTGGGTATGTAACGGTGAGATTATCCGTTGTGTACTTAACCCATTTAAACCTACACGTATTCCTTACTATGCTGTACCTTATGAGCATAACCCATACAGCTTCTTTGGTGTTGGTATTGCTGAGAATATGGATGATACACAAACATTGATGAATGGCTTCATGCGAATGGCTGTTGACAATGCTGTATTATCTGGTAACCTACTGATTGAGATAGATGAAACAAACCTCGTACCAGGACAGGATTTGTCCGTATACCCAGGAAAAGTGTTCCGCAGACAAGGTGGTGCACCAGGACAAGGCATCTTTGGGACCAAATTTCCCAATGTTGCTGCAGAGAATATGCAACTCTTTGATAAAGCTAGAGTCTTGGCTGACGAAAGTACTGGATTCCCAAGCTTCGCCCACGGGCAAACAGGAGTATCAGGAGTGGGTCGTACCGCTAGTGGCATTTCTATGCTTATGTCTGCAGCTAACGGCTCTATTCGCTCTGTAGTTAAGAACGTAGATGATTATCTCTTAGCACCTATGGGTCGAGCATTCTTTGCGTTTAACATGCAGTTTGACTACGATGAAAGTATCAAGGGTGACCTAGAGGTTATGGCTAACGGTACTGAGTCACTTATGGCTAACGAGGTACGCTCCCAGCGCCTAATGCAGTTCTTGGGTGTCGTACAGAACCCAGCCTTAGCACCTTTTGCTAAGATGGACTACATCATTCGTGAGATTGCTAAGAGCATGGACCTTGATCCTAACAAAGTAACTAACTCTATGCAGGATGCAGCTATCCAAGCTGAGATTCTCAAAGGGTTCCAACAACCTGCTCCACCCCCTGAAGCTGCAGGTATGGGACCGCCTCCACCAGAAGGTCCAGCACCAGTTCCAGCAGGAGCCAACCCAGCAGATCAGACAGGCGCAGGTGGTGGTACTATTGGCACAGGCGTAGCCCCAGCACCAGGTGAAGAAGGATTCTCTGGTGTCGCTTAAGTCTTTTGTAAATAATAAAGGTGAATGGGATGCATTCTGTACTGAGCTAGATGAAATGATAGCTATGGTACAGGGTAGATTAGAGCAAGCTGAAAACACTGTTGAAATACACAGAGCGCAGGGTAGTATACATATACTACGTAGACTAAAATACTTAAGGGATAAAGTTAATGGCGTTAAATGAAGATGAACAAACAGAAGCGGTATTTAAGTCTAGCCGTACAGATATAGACCCTGTGTCAGGTAATGAAGTACCACCTGGTTCTCTACCAGAAGAAGTACGTGATGATATTCCTGCTATGTTAAGTGAGGGTGAATATGTTGTCCCTGCTGATGTTCTACGTTTTTATGGGGTCAAGTTCTTTGAAGACCTACGTGCACAGGCTAAGATTGGCTTGGCTGAAATGGAAGCTAATGGTCGTATTGGCGGTGAGCCTATCGAAGAAGAAACAGGTGACGTTGGTATTTCTGATGAAGACCTTTTGGATATCTTATATAAAGAACTACAAGAAGAACAAACGGTAGGCGCTGCTAAGGGTGGAGTTATGGGTTTCCAAGCAGGTGGTCTAAACTACCCTGCGTATATCAAACAACCTGACATAACACAGTTTGGCATGGCAGGTCCAGACTTTCAGGGTGGCCTAGAGTATCGTACTTATGTAAACGATGCAGGTTTGGAGATCACTATACCATTCTTTGATGGTCAACCTATGGGTATGATCCCACCAGGTTATACTCTAAAAAGTGATGCTGCTACAGCTACTGAAAAAGCTGCACCACAATATCCACAAGATGATGGTGGCGTGGGTAGCCCTGAAGACTTAGATAGACCTGAAAGACCTGACTATAGTACTTATTCGGAAGAACAGCTTAATGAGGCTTTAGCTAAAAATAGTACTGCAAATTCTGCTATGACGGGTATTGCGCTGGCCTTACCTGGAGTTGGTCTTTTTGGTAAGTTAGCTGCAGCAGCCGATAGAAATAGGATCGAAGACGCTATGAGAGCTAAAGGTATGGAAGTACCAGAAGAAGACGAGACTGCAGCACAAAAAATCGTTAGAGGAATTACAAACTTAATTAATCCTGATAAGGACAAAGATAAGGATAAAACACCACCTACCTCTCCTACCCCTCCTGCCCCTGGTTCTAATGATGATGATGAACCTAATTGGGCCTCAGCAACTGACGCATCTTCTGCTGCAAAGGTAGCTGCTGCTAATGTGTCTGAGGGTGTTGATAGAGGTCAAGCTGCTGAAGCTGCTGCTGCAGGTGTAAATGCAGGTGTTTCTGCAGCCAGTGCTGCTGAAGCTGCTGCTGCAGGTGCAACATCTATTGGATCGGGAGTAGCTTCTACAATAGAAGATACTGGCAGAGAAAGTCAAGGAATAGCAGGATCTAGCTCAGGACCAATGAACAAAGGTGGTCTGATGACTAACAAAAAGAAGAAAAAGAAATAATAATCCACATAACTATAAGGCTACCCAGTTATAACTTGACTGGCCCCAACATAAGGAGTAAACAATGGCTGAAGTAGAACAAGTAGAGGTGCATTCAGCATCGCACTTACGTAACATGGCACGAGTTAATCGTGACGAACAAGAACTACGTGAGCTTATGAAACAAGCTGGCATGGTGCAAGAAGATGAAACGCAGGAAGAAGCCACCGATAGTGAATCCGATAGCGAAAGCACT